CTATAGCTTTAATTGTCTTCTGCGATTCTCTTCTATCATTGAAATTTTTCATATCTGCTAAACTATTTCCTGATCCGCCATGGGTGTCGGAACTATTAAATTCTGAAGGTGATATTGGTACTCCTGGCCAGGCCTTTAAATTGATCCCCTTATTAGACGTATACCCTACATTTTTATTTAGATTACCATAAGTTAAAGTAGAATAACGTTTAAGTAAATTTCCTGATGGTTGGCCAGTAAAATCAAGACCTTGAGACGCTCTCTTATTAATTGTAAAAACTTTCCCACTGTCTATTAGATTACCAACAGTATCTTCAAACTCGGCTTCCATATGCTCCGCTGGAAACTCCATCTCAACAGCTTTAAAATCATCCCAATATGGATCTTTTTTATCTTTATGTGATTTATCAAAAAATCTCCAAGAATGTCTTATAAGTGAAGAAAAACTTTTTGTATCATCAATTGGCCAAGGATTACTACCAAGGTCTTTACCATAAGAAGTTTCAATATCAAGACCCTGATATGGTAATACAAGAAAATTTATATCTTCAGAACTTCGTGGTGCTGTTCCATGTCCAATTGACCATTTTCCATTTTTTAATAATGAAATTACTGTGACTGGTGTTATTTTAGTACTTCCTGGTAATATTCCTGACAGGATTGGATATGGTGTCTCAGTCATTTCAGTGTCTTGTGATACACTTTCTTCCCAAAATAAAGCCTGCCTGGGATTTAAATTACCATGAGAACCTTTTCCAATAGTGAAAATATTATTTTCTAAACCTGAAATACCATCAGAGTCAACAAATTTCTGCAGTTGGGTTATCCCGGCCGGGCCGATATAATCGACTAATTTCTTATTTGCTGGATCCCAAAACTTCCAAGAATAATTTAATATCCCTGAAGCCGGAAACCAAATATCATCTCCACCTATGGATGCTGCCTTACTTTTATATGATCTCCAATGAAGGGTATCTGATGGTTTAACCCCATACGCATTGCGTAGATCATCATGACCAAGATATTGATACCCAAGTGTAAAATAATCTGGACTTGTTGTTGGTGCACCTTTTGGAGTTCCACCCTTTCCTGTATGTGGGGGCCCAATGTGATTGGCATACAAACCAATTTTACTTGTTAAACCAGCAGAGTGATATTTTGAGTATCTTGTCATGTGTATCCCTGCCCTATCGTTTTCATCTAATGTACCTAAAAAATTATTTATTGAATACGCTGTCCCATCACCGGCAATAGTCCAAGAAATAGTACCATCATCTGGTCTTTCTTTATCTACTCCATAAAATAGATTTTTTGATGATAATTCAAATTTATTGTCTTTGAGACCAACTCCATATGTCCTTTGTTCTACAGATAACTTGTCATAAGAATTAGGATCTAAATATGCCCACTTCCTATTAACCAAATTCGAATATTCATTCCCTAAATTACCATATGACTGGGCCCAAAATAACCCTGCATAAGAGCTAACAAAAAAGGATTTCTTTGGTTCTGTTCTTGTAGGACTATGACTTGCCTGTAACCACCATTGAGATTTGGGGAAACCCCGCTGCCTACCAGCTAAAGTGGTATAAATCCTAGTTTCTCCATAAGCACCCAATTGACTTTTTACATCATGACTGGGAGTTTTTGGTGTTCGTCCGAGATTAGTAGATGACCAATCTTCTATTACAAGAGCTGTTTCTCTAATTAAATCCCATGTAAGAGACCCCTCTCCTTCAACCCCGGCCGTTGAAGCTTCATCATAAGCTATACTCAAAGCGGAAGGTCCTTCTGGGTCTAAGTTTATACGAAGCTTCGTTAGCCTTGTTAATCTACTATGTTTAAAAGTATTTTCAGCCCCACTACCAATACGACCATATCCCCAAATTGGAGCATCATCATCATCTTCATGATAATCTTTATCTGTTCCCAAATCACCATATTTACCTGGTCCAAATATACCGAAAAATCCTGATAAATGTCTCTGTCCATGAAGATGTGGAACTAACGAAATAAGTAAACTTCCAGGATTATAAGTTCTCGTTTCTGGTCGTGGATTTAAATTTTGTAAAGTATATTGATTGTTATGCCAATTTTTTCCAGCAGGTGTATTTAACCAAGCATTGATACGTGTAGTATCTTCTTCTATTCTGGCAATTACTGTAGCTAAATGATCTGCTCCAACTACTCCTGTACCCCGACCATCAAGATATCCTTGACCAGCCTGCCTTCTAATAAATGGTTGAGTGGCATATACAAGGGCTCCAGTTGATGTTGTTATGCCTAAAGAACCTTCATTAAACGAATCTTCAGGAGAATTACTAAAACCAAATTGTTTATATGGCCATTCTTCAGATTCCTTATCAATAAGATGCCATTTTATTGTTAATGGAGTATCAAGATGATATTTGGGCATACTTTCGTATAAATCAGTAGATTCGGGTCCAATTTCAAAAGAATAAGCTCCGTGAGCAGAAGAATAATTAGTAGCATCGCCTTGGCCTGAATCATCAATAGTCTCCATAAACCAACCTGCAAGATCATTCCAACTAAATCCAAATTGAGAATTAATAGTATATCCCCCTCCATAAGTACTCTCTGGATATCCCCCTAAAACATTAAATGTTGGCTGATTTGTCCATTCATGTGGAAATAAAGTCGGAACTTGATAATTACCTTGTGCATCCCTAAACATTGAATATCTTGGTGTTATTGGCATTAAATTTGCCCATGATGTAACACCACCACCTACTGGTGCTGCCCAATCTTGTGTACCTATATGTACAGAACCATCTTTCCATTTTTCAGCGGCAACTGAAGTAGATTCATTTTCAAATAAATCCGTTAATAAAGATATATGATTAAAATTCTCAATAGTTGGTAGAAAATGGTGATCGTACACTCTATAATATTTTGGATCCTGTAAATTTCCTAATTGATGGAATATCTTATCTGGCCAAGTTGCCGCAATACTATCTGATTCTCCAAGTCCAAGTACTGATGGAATTATTGGAACAATATCACCTTGAGATCCAACATATAATCCAGGATATCCAGATATTGGTAAAGTCATAAAATCACTTCCGTGTGCTCCATCTATTTTTGGAATTACATTTAATTCTGTTTGATAACTATCTGGAGCTGTTGGTCCTGTTAATGTAATCATAGTAACTTCATGTGTTAATGAATCAACTGGTTCTGAATATTGACTTACATAATTTGCTAACGGAGTAGTCATAAAATCTTCTGCCCATGCGTTTGGTGCTACTGGTGAAATATTAAGTGTCTGTACTGGAACACTACCATGTGGTCCACCAGAATTTACTGCTGCAATAGTATGAGATAATGGAGTTAATGCATAATTAAGTGGATCACCGATAGCATATTCAGATACTCCCATATCAACTGTGAACCCAAGTGGTGGTCCACCTGGTGAAATAAACCCTTGTCCTTGCATAGTTCCATCCATAAAATCAGATACACCATAAGGACCTCTTTCAGTTGGTTGAGTTTCAAGTGGACCAAACTTACTTTTCATATCTGCTAATGATTTTGGATTTGGTCTTTCAAATGTTTTTTGTCCTGTTACTACTGAAGAATGACCATCATAAAATGATTGTGGAGTGCCTGCTCCATCATCAAATTGAGAATGTTCAGGTTGATGTGGTGGTTGTCCACCAGGTAAAGTTCCACCATGACGACCACCCGTTTGACTAAGATTATCACCAACATTGTCATAATCAGTCCATTTAAAATTTACTAAATCTTTTGTTAATGTTATTAAACCATTAGATGGTTGTGGAACACCTGCTCCATCATCTAATAAAGAATGTTCTTCGGGATGTGGTGGTTGTCCTCCACCTTCAAATCCACCATGGCGACCTTTTATTTGACTTAAATTTTCTCCTGCCCCATCATCTAATAAAGAATGTCCTTTAGGGTGTGGTGGTAATCCACCCTCTTTAGTTCCACCATGACGACCTTTTATTTGACTTAAATTCATAAGATTTTTTGTATCTTTTTCTATAATTGATATAGTTTTTGATAAATTAACATCTTTAATAGGTGGAATTGTTTTTTTAATTTCTCTCGTAGATTTAGGAATGGGTGGTCCAGTATAAACAAGTTTTTTCTTTTGGTCTGTTATAGGTTCTGGTGGTTCTAAATTTCCACCATTTGATGGTGGTGCACTATTATTACCAACGTTACCATAATTAGTCCATTTAAAGTTTTTTAAATTTTCTGTTAGATTTTTTAAACTCATTTACTATCTCTGTTTACCAGCGTCTAAAGTTGCACCTTTTTGTTTTCTTGCTTGTTCCATTGCATCATCTTTACGTGATACCAATAATTGAATTATTTTTTCATTCTGTTCTTCCATCTTTGAAGTATCTACATTTACTACTGTTGGTTCGGCTGATTCAGGTGGTCCACCACCTCTCATTGGAGTAATTCCTACGTGTTCTGGGCCGGCTTCTCCTGCTAAAATCATGGTAGGTTCGGCTACCATCTCATCCATACCTGTTGCCGCAGTTGCATATCCTAAACCACCAAATATCGCCCCACCTGCGATTGCACCTGCCGCGGCACCGGCTGCGGCCCAACCCAAAGTTGTTGCAATTCCCGCGGCACCTGCCACTCCTAAAGACATCATTGAAAAATATGCAGCGGCTAAGGCGGTAATTACAGCAAGTGCTACTGCACCAAATAGGGCCCATTTCTTCGCTCTGGACACAGCGGCTTCTTTTTCTGATTTCGCTGATTCCGCTCGTTGTTGTTCTTCAGTTTGCATAAATTTTGCTAATGCTTCTCCTTGTATTCCAATAGTCTCTCCCAATACCTTTCTTTGAGTAGAACTCATTTTTGCAAATTCAGCTTCACCACCAACTTGATTTTTAATTTCTTTCATTGCTTCTTCAATTTTATCATTATACATCAAACTTCGTGCTCTTTCAAAATTTAATGAACGACCAAGAATTACTGATGCCTGCATTTCTGCTGCTATTGAAGTTTCCCAATCTAACAATGTGTTTGCCGCCGACTCCGCTACCTGTAAATTCAATCCCATTTTAGCCATATGTTTTGCTGCATTTTTAATATTCTCTCCCCCATTTCTCATATGTTCGGCCATGAAATCAGCATTTGCTGCCATATCTGCCAATACTTTATTTGCTGATAATCCTTCCTTTTTAATTTCCTTAATCCATTTAGCCTGAGTCTTTAATCCCATATCTTTACTTTGAGAAGTAGTAGCAGTTTGTAGTGCTAATATCGTTGCCATATCTTTGGCTTGAACTCCGTGCATCACCGCCATCTTTTTCATAGTAAAAAGAGTTTTACTACTTACATCTCGTAAACTACCAAAACTTTCTAATATAGCTTCTGCTTCGTCTTTAAAAAGCATTGCTGCATAGGGCATTTCGTTCATCGCAACACCCAAATCTCGTGCAGTACTCCACATTTTATAGAAAACGGCTGCAGCAAGTCCTAGAGTACCCAGTAACATCTTACCTGCCATTGGTATTTTTTTCCATATTTCCCCAACTTTTTGCATCGCCTTTTTCATTTTCTGCGTAAGTTTTTCTTTTAGACTCAATTGTTTTGTTTCGTCTTCTGGTTTTGTATTATCTGGTGGGTCATCACCTCCGTTCTCTGCGGCATTTTCTTTTGCTTCTCTCTCACACTCATCAGCTATATCTTTTTGATTATTTTCTTCTTTTTTATTCTCTTCTTCATCTACCCTTTTTTGTTCCTTTTGGGCAGCTAATTCACATTCCTTAGCTGCATCTTGTGGTGCACCCTTAACAGTTTTAGATATATCAGTTGGAGGTACTGGGTTACCAGTTGCATCAAGTATTGTACCATCTTCATATTGTCGTTCAGTATTATCACCTGCTTCAATATCACCAAAATTAGTTACATGAACATAAGCAGTACGAGGACTACTAAATAAATTCCATAAGTCTGATATTGATTTACCACCTTCTGTAGTATCTGTTGTATCATTAGCATTACTCTTTATTGCTTCAGTATTCTGGGTCAATTCTTCAGTATTATCTTCTGTAGCGACTTGTTGTTCCTTTTGCCATTCTTCAGTCCCTCCTACTTCTGCTTTACCTAGTGTTTCTTTCTTTGTCTTTTCTGCTGCTTCTCTATCTTCCTTTCTCTCTTTTCGTGTTTTTCCAGTAACAAGATCTGCGGCTTTTTCCGATGCACCTTCTCTAAATGAATCAGAAAGTTCTTTTCCCCAAGATTCAAATGGTATGATAGCTGATAATAAATTTCCAATTATAGGGATTTCTTTTATCATACTATCTATCCAAGTAAATGGTTGTTCTAATAATTTGCCAGTTTCATCAATTTGTTTATGAATTCGTGCATAAATTTCCTGCTCTTTTTGTAGGGCATCTAACTGTTTAATATCTTCTTTTGTACCATCAGCCTTTGCCTTTGCAATATCTCGGGTTAAATCAAGACTTTGAAATTCTGTAGTTCCTATCATTAACGCATTGGCTTTTATTTGATTAGTGCGATCAACAATGTTGTCCATAACTGACAATCCCTTTCTGGAAGTCCGAGTATTTTGTTTTACAAGGTCTTCATACCTATCCAGATTGGCCTTCCTAGCCACATCCATCCCTTCCAGTACATGATGATTCTTTTTATACTGAGACTGCATATCTTGGAGTAAATCTGATTGAATATTTTGATAATCTTTTGCCCGTTGACTTACATCATCCCAAACTTCAGCAGCAGCCATTCCTCCAGCCAATATTTCTGCTTGTTGCCGTGCACTTAAATCTGCCCACAACTTCGCATTACTGGCTATCCAGTTCCTAAGTGATTTGTCTAGTTTATCATTAGACTTTTTAAGGCGGGCGAAATGTTTTTCGTTTGCCCTAATAGTCTGTTGAATCTCACGATCTAACTGTTCTTGTTTTCGGTTTTTAGGCTCTCTTTTTTGATTTTTTTTCTGGGCCATTTATACTATCCCATTTTTAGATTATCAGAATTATTTAAAGTAATCAGGATACTTTTTTTCAAAGTCACGTTTCCAATTTTCATTATCTTTTAATGCTCTATCAAGAATTTTATCAGCAATTTTTTCAGCATCCCGAACTAACCCCACCATTACTGGATCTCTCCACAGGGCCTTAACAAACTTTTTACCTTTTCTTTTGCCTATGGCTCTCCAAAATTTATCCATAAACTCAGTTAAAACCTGTTCATTTTTAATTTTGTATCTTGGCATTTTGTTTTTCTCCGAATGAATAAAACTGAATGTTACTTATCAATTATAAATATCAAACTAAAGAAAAATTACTATCTGCGTTGTTTTGATTTTTTAATATTAGGACGTGATGTAGTTTTGGATGCCTTTCTATAGGCATCATTTTCTTCATCATATTGTTGTTTAAGTCGTTTTAAATAATACCGTCTTAGATATATAGGTAAATTATAGACTTCATTGAATGTGAATCCACCCTTTGAATTATATATTAGGATGAATATTTGATTGTGTATATTTGGTTTATCACTTGGACGAAGGCCAAAAAAACGTGGCAGTCACTGGGACCGCTACCTCCTCAACTTCACCATCATCAAGTTCTACCATAATAGTTAAATCAACATCGGGAGTGAGTTTTGTAAGATGTGTTCTGTATGCAAAAGAATCTACTGCTAAAAATTCATTATCAACAAATTGATTAATAATATTTCTATCACGATCCCCATCTAATGCTAAAATAGAAGCTTTTAATCGTGTAGTAATTTCAGGATCAATACCAGATTCTTTTGTAAATTTCTTCATGGCCTTTAATTCTGAAGATATTTTTTTCTCATCAGATTGGGCTAAAAACTTAAAAGTAAGTTTTCTTTTTGAAACAGGTAACTCAAATTCATGTTCGTTAAAACCTTTAGTAAATTTTTTAAAATCTACTTGTTTATCATCAAGTTTAGTTAAATCCACTGTTTCATCCCTTTTCCGACCACTACTTGAATCTGTAAATGTTATTGGATAATCCTTACCATATGCAAGAACTCTTGATGCCACCATGATTGCATTCTTATCACCAATAAGAACATCGTCCATATTTATATCAGAAACAACAAGTGCCTCTAAAAGTTTATCTAACACAATTCCTTTTTGTATTAAATTGGAAGATGTTAAAATATCTTCTTCTCTCGCCGTCATATATTTAATTTCCACTTTACCACTTGATAACGGATTATCTTCTGGATAAAAATATCCTTTAGAGGGCAAATCTATTACCTCAGTTGGAAATTGGCGTTTTTCTTCTGCCATGTTTTTTCTCCTTTGTATTTTTTATTGAATAGTTTTTAGTAACCTATACAATATAACCAATTATAAAACTAACTGGGGATATTGAAATCCCCAGTTTAAAATATTACTTACTGTTGTATTATGCTTTTCCAACAGCGTCACGAACTCCGTACAAACCAAATGCTGCGAGTAATGTCCAAACAACTTCAGGTACTGTTTCTATAAGACCTGCTGCTTGTGCTACTCCAACAACACCAGCAACTACTGATGTCCATACTGTCTTTGATTTCCACCAAGCTTTATCTGCTATGATTGCCATAATTAACTCCTTTTATTATTAAAATTTTATTAGAATTGTAAAATTGCGTAATCGTATCTTAATGTAAGAGTAATATCTACAGGATCAGTAGTATTTGCCCAATCTAAATCACCAAATGTTGCGTTGGTAATCCAAGTACCTTTAAGGGTCCACTCTTCAACCTTATCACCTACTGGTCCTAAAACATTAATTGTTATATCTTTTTTATAAAAATCTGTATAACCATCCCTACCTGTTACAGATTCATGTCCTAATCTTACCCATTCCATAACTGCCTGTGCTCCACTTGGAACTACTGGGTCATATAAAGTAATTTCTAATTCTTCCCATGCTCCCTTACCTTTAACATATCGTTTAACATTGATGTGGTCAAGTTCAATAGTTTCAAAGGCTATTGTAGGTCTATTAGCAGTTTTAATGAGATATGCTGGTATTCCCTCAATATACATGATGTATCGATTTTTCGTTTTCGGTTCAAACGGTGTGAACATTATTTCTGAAGGATCTAATAGTTCTGGCATCTTTAATCTCCAATAAGTTTAATTTCTTCTACTATAAATATCAATTTTATAAAAAATCATTATAATCATTTTTCATAGTTTTTTAGAAGTTTTATAGTATCTTCATATATAAATATATCCGGCAACAAAAAACCCCTCAAAAAAGAGGGGTTTTTTATTATTTAAGTTTATATTAAACTTATGCTGGGAATGTTGCTCCCGTGGGTAGTACCACGAAGTCAAGTACAATAAACTCAGCTGTTCTTGTTGGTTGGATAAATATCTGACCAACGAGTTGATTTCTATCAACAACATCTGGAGTATTATTACTATCGTCCATTACTACTTTAAAAGCTGACAAACCACTATTAGATTGTACTGATTCTAAAAACGGATTCACAATGTTCAAGAAACGATTTCTTGTTGCTGTTGTGTTCTGTTCAAAGACCAAATATCTACTTGCAGAAGCGATAAACTTCTTCAGTTTAATTAACAATCTACGTACATTAACCCTATCGAGTGCTGATGGACGACCTTGTAAGGTCTTTTGTCCCCAAACAACCACACCCTGACCTGGAAATGAAGCGATTGGATTAACTCTTTCTTCATAGAGATCATCTCTTTCATCATGAGTCAATCTTGTTTGTGCTTCTAATACCGTTGTTAGTCCACCACGATTCAAACCTGCTGGTGCGAACCATTCGTGTGCTACTCTATCGGTGTAAGCGATTACTCCGGGTAGTACAACTGAAGGTGGGACCCAAACTGGAAGTGCTGTGGCTCTATCAACAATCTTTACCCAAGGATAATAGGTTGCTGCGTAGTTAGTATCGAGTGAAGCAACTGCATTTGTTGCATCTGCTATTGTTCCACCATATTTACCACAATCAAATACATAGAATGCATCACCACGATCTTCCATTTTAGCTATTGCATGATTTGTAATCTTAGAATGTAATCCATGAATAATACCAGGTGTTACTAACATATTGATATCAAACTCATCCGCATTACTGATAGCGTTAATTGCTTTCTTGTAAGATACTGAACCACCAGTTGAAGATGTTGAACAATCAAATCCTTGTGTATTGGTATTAGTAATACTTGCTCCTGTATGTTTTGGATTTGCTGGGTTATCACCATCGAATCCACCTTGAAATGGAACAACAAACTTTCTCTGTTTAATATGAGAGAGTGTAAGTGTTACCTTTTGTGATCCATTAGAATAAGTCGTCCCAAGAGTTGATGCATCTGCGTGTCCAAGTTGATCTTCCAAACTCATAGTAACATTTGCACCATTTCCAAAAGAATTATTTGGTGCTAAATATTCTTCAGCATCTGAGTTACTATAATCATGTCCATAAAGTTGACTACTATCAAATTCATCTTGTGCATTTGTTTGTAGAGATGAAGTTACCCAAGCTGGAATGCTTGTATCATTACTACCAAATGGATTATTAACTGCTGCATGTCCCATAGGAACAACTGTCTTTGGTGATTCACTATTTGCTATTGCTGAAAAATCAGATACATAGATGTATTTAGATAGATTTGGCCAATCACCATTATAGGTTAATTTACCATTTGCATCTATTGTTACATACCTATCACCAATTCGTCTTGCAAAGTAACTTGGACTTGTTGGATCAAAACTTAATCCATCCCACTGTTCCAAAATGTTATCTTTTGTTAAATTGTTATCATTTAATCCAGTTTGTCTTAATTGAAGTGAAAATGCACCAAAATCAGTACCTGCAATTGTTCCGGCTTTCTTAACATTCAAAATAACAATCTTAAATTTGTTATTTACATCACTACCATGTGAACGAGATTGAACTTTAAATAAGCTATATCTTGCTCCATTTATTTGTTGTGATTGAATATAAGGTGTTGATGCGTTGTTATATGTTACTGCTAAACCTAAAGTTCCATCTTCAACACTTAGATCATCTTCTGCATCCCAAGACTTACCACTTTGTTCATACTTAAAGTTCTTATACAAATATGCTGATACCGTATTCAAACCAGATTTCTGAACTTGTGCATCTCTACTAAATACATCTTCAATATATGAATACCCAGCATAGCTGCTTCCTGTATCAAATGATATCTTATATGTATATGATGTTAGACTTTTTGCTCCCCAATTACTACCACTCAATGTTAATGAGGCTGATGCCCAAGTACCAACAATTGTACTACCTTCTAAATCTGCAGTTCCATCTGAACCACCACGTGAAGGTGTTAGTGCTGCAATTGTTCTACCACCTACTGAATTTGCTCCTTCTACAAGAGTTGTAGTTGCACTACCAGAAGTAAATGTAATACTATTTCCATCTGTTCCCGCATTGGACGCACTTATTATTATTACTGCGGCGGCTGCTGTAACAGTTGTTCCACCTTTACCAGTCATTTCAGCTGCTAAGTTAGTTGCTGAGGCTGCTAAGGTTGATCCCGAAGTAAAGAAATAGGTATTAGTTGCTGGGGTATCTCCCGGGGATCCATCTACTGCTGCGTAAAAATAGTAATTAACACCGGCTGCATCATTTAATACCCAACGATCAGTACCACTTTCAATCGTACCATCTATAGTGAAATCACCACTAGCAACCACTGCGGCTGTAGTAGTTCCTACTTTGATTGCAAGTGAATCAGCTGTATAACCAGCCGTATTTAACACACGAATTATAGTTACAGTTCCTGCGCTTCTTAAATATTGTTCTACCGCGTACGGTGTGTAAAAATCTTTGGAAGTTGATCCAAACATTTCTTCAAATTCAGGAAAATTACTAACCACCGTTGGAACAAATGCGGGACCTTTAACGGTTGGTCCAATTATACATGCTCCAATTGCTGCAATTCCTGCCGGAAGAAATGATAAATCACGTTCACGAGTAAATACACCCGGCGATACGATTCTTTCTGCCATTTTATTTCTCCTATTGTTATAATTTAAATAACTAAATTAGTCGTTTTTAGACTATTAATATTTAATATAAATATCGCGTAACTTTCTCAAACGATATATTTGTAGGAGACTATTTAAGTAGTTTCTTTGGTTTCTTCAGTTTCTTCGGCTACTGGTGCGGGAGTAAATACTCCTGTTTGTGGGTCTAAATTACCAGGACCATACTTTTTATTCAAGTCTGCAACTAATTTTCGTTCAGTTTCTTGAACTTCACCATATTCAACTTCCAACTTAGCTTCTGTATCATCAATTGCATCAAGTTGTTGTTGAACTAACAACCTCTGAACTCTTAATTGTCCAAATTGTAGTTGTTTCTGTTGATATGAGTTTTGTAGTTCCTGTAAAGATTTCAATTCATCATCTGTGAATTTTATGTCTTTTGCTTCGGCCATAACTTTTTCTCCTTATTATTGTTTATAACTATACTATAAATATCAAGTAAATTGTCTTAATTCACTTTTTTCTTTAGATTTTCTATCTCTTGTTTTAATTCTTTTACGGATTCTATTAATAGTGGAATGATTCGTTTATAATCAACTCCTAAATAACCATTTGTTCTTTCCGTTACAATTTCGGGAAGTACTTTTTGAATTTCTTGTGCCACAATTCCGATATCGTGTCCTCTTTCTTGTGCCCATTCAGGAGATTCTTCATTCCAATCAAATTCATAACCACTTATTTGACCAACTTTATCTAATGGATCTTGAATAACTTGTAAATTGTCTTTAAGTCTTTCATCTGAAGATGCATATGCCACAACATCACCACCTGCGTGAACATCTAAAGCAACACCTACACCACCGTCAACTATCAGTGCTCCTGTTGTCTTAGAACTGGCTGCCGTAGTTGCATCTATATTAACTGCTAATGTGAACGATTTTGCTCCACTAAATGTTTGAGTGGTTGATAAATGTGCGGTATCTGCATCCAAATAAGCACTTGCAATTACATCTCCAGTCCATTCTGCACTTGTTATAGCACCAGCTATATCTACACCACCACTAATGTCAAGACTTGTTGCTTCTATTTCACCAGCAGTTTTAAATATTACATTGTCGCCAGTATCTACTTCAAAAATTATTTGATTATCAGTTCCAAATTTTATTCTATTATCTGCATCTTTACCAATCTCTAAACCTGAATTAACAACAGAAGTAATTACTGTTTGTGCTGCATCTAATGTCATAGCAGCAGTTCCACCTTCACTATCTACTGCTCCACCAAGTCCAGTACCAACAGTTACTTTCTCTACATAATTTCCACTTGTAGCAGTACCGAGAGCAATAACTCCACCACCTGCTGCATCAGCGTGGTCGTGTGTTGAGTTTGCAAAACTTGCAATGGTTGGTGTAGTTAAAGTAATTCCTGCGAGTGTTAATGCTCCACTACCTCTATTATGTGCAACAGATGTAGTACCTATATAAAATGTATCTGCTGGTTGAACTGCCGAATCTGCATTTGCGTGTGCTCCAGTAAGAGTGGTAGCCGCAAGTGTTCCTGTTACAGTTACCCCACCACTTACAGTTTCTAATTTCTTTACACCATTATAATAAAGGTCTACTCCAGCATTTTCTGTACATATTACAAAATTTTCACTAGTGTTATCTGCTAAAAGTGTGAGTGTAGAGGCTCTTATAATTAATCCACCTGCACCACCTTCTTGAATAATACTATTTGAACCACCATGATAGATTTTTAAATCTTGAGCATCACCTAAAGTAAGTTTGGCAGAATCAGGTAGATGTATGCCACCACTTCCTGTAATTTCATTTAAATGGGCTGAACTGCCCGATACTATGACTCTTTTCCAACTTGGCATTTTATATATCTCCTAATCGCGGTTGGTTACTTCTCTCGAAGCCCACTTCCCATCATCTGCCATAGAGATGGGCCAACCATTAAGTACTTTGATGTTCCTTAATTAACTTATATTCTTCTCGTAGCTTCTTAGTCACTTGTAACACCTTTGGAACATCTTCCATTTTATGTCCTGCGTCTGCTACTATTGTTAATAAAAATTCTAATTCCGGGATAGTCAATGGATGAACATATGCTTTTCCCTCTACAATTTTAACACGGCCTTTAACCTTAATTGCCATTTTGAAACCTCTTATTTAATATTATGCGTAAATCCAAATTTCGTTGTCATCCGTCTTTATATAAATTGATCCAACTCCATAAGTTGTACTATCACTACCACCATAGTGAGGTGCACCTTGTGAATCACCGGCTGTAGTTCCAACTTCTACCGTTCCTACATATGCATTTGGGACAAGATCAGTAGCTGATATTGCTAAATCATCATCAAGACCCCATCTAGCTGCCGCAGTATCATATCCTAACGCGAATCCTGCTCCATCGGCTTGTTTACTTACTATAATACCACCATCTGTAGCTGATGTTGAACCACTTGCAAATACTGCGAATTTATCTTCAACAGATAAATTAGTTGTAGAAATTATAGTTTGATCTCCACTTACAGTTAAATCACCACTAATTGTTAAATTACCCGTTACATCAACACCCGTTGCTGTTACACTATGTCTTTCTGTATTACCTACAAAAGTATTAACTTCATTAGAAGTTCCAAATGTAACATATTCTTCAGCTGTTGCTGTTCCAATTTTACCAAGAGATGTATTTAAAATAGAAGTTAAAGTAGTATTGGCTGCAACTAATGTTACAGCATCAGCTCCAACTGATACTGCACCAGCCGTTCCAATTACATTCATAACTCCACTTGTGGCAGTCATTCCTGTTCCTGCTAATCCGGTGGCTACACCATCGGATAGATGACCATCATCAACTGAACCATTAACTAATTCAGCACTATCTACTGTGTTGTCTGCTAATGATATGGCACCACCATCAGCCATAGTTGCATCACCACTTACATCATTAAATACTGCATCTCTAAATACACTAAAGTCTACTCTTTTAAGTGAACCACCATCATTGATAATTAACTCATCTGCATCTGCAACATCACCAGTCATATTAGTTTGATTAGTAATAGCTGCAACTGTTAATGAAAGATCACCACCTCCTGCAATACCTGCATCTCCACTTACATTTGCAAATATACTATCTTCTAAGTTACTAAAATTAATACTTTTTTCAGTTCCATTGTCTGAAAGATGAAATAAATCTTCTGTTTGGTGTAATGTAGAGGCTCCATATGCAGTTAATAAATCAATATCTTGTGCTACTCCAGTTAAACCACTTCCATCACCTGTAAGTGTTGTTGCCTCTACTCTACCAAACGAACCAGTTGAAGTTGATGAGCCACTAACCTGTGTTGCAGAAATATTTAATAACATTGCTCCATTATCTTTTACATCTAAATTACCTCCATCAACATCAATAACCATATCATCGGATATATCCATTGTTAATGTCGCGTCATTAGTAATTGTATCAGCAGTTAATACCAATCCATCTATTGTAAAATCAGTTGAGGCGTCTATAGTTGTACCTATAACTGCCGCTGGAGTGACACTTCCTAAAGCACCGTCTATTATCCCTACAAAGTTGGTCGATGTAATAGATGTTGCTCCTGTTATTACACCAGAATCAACTTGAATGACATCATCAATCTTGACGTGAGAACCCGCGGCTGGAGAAAGAACAACATTTGTACCAGAATCTAATGTAACTGTCGTCCCTGCCAACTCGGCTGTTCCATCAGCAGTAATTTGAATATTAGCCGCCGCTGCATCATCATCAGTAGTTACTATGCTTAATGCTCCATGTTGAGCCATAGTAATGACAGCTGTGTCACCAGTATCTTGGTCATCATGTATCGTCAGAGATGTGTCATCTACGTTGAAGTCGAAAATAGTAGTTGTACCATCATCCATCGTAACATTTCCACCATCCGCGGATAATGCAATATCTAAAGATGCATTAAACGTTAGTCCAGTCGACACAACTGTTAAAGCTGCGTCATTTGTGATAGTATCTGCTGTTAATACTAAACCATCTACTGTAAAATTTCCGGCTGCCCCCGCTAAAACCTTTGTTGCTGTTAATGTATCACCACTAAATGTTAAATCAGAATCTTCTGACAACAACCCAGCTGTACTATATATAGCAACTCTGCCAGATGTTTGTGCATCTGCAGTTAAAGTATTTGCTCTAAATCCGTGAGCTCCTATATCTAAATTACCGGCTGCAGTTAATGAAGTAATTGCATCAACAGTTCCAGCGTTAATATCTGCCGTATCTGCTACTAAACTATCAATATTTGCAGTACCATCTATATATAAATTATTCCACTCTCGTGTAGATGAACCTAAATCAGATCCGGCATCAGATATCGGTACGATATTTCCACTCGCTGATATTTGATTAAGTACCGCGGAACTCCCCGATACTATGACTTTTCTCCACTGTGCCATTTTTATTCTCCCTTATTAAATAAACTATGTAGTTTATCGTTAATAAATATAAACATTCTAAATTATTCTACTTTTCTTCTACTTAAATTGTTGTTTTATTATGATGGATCATTACTATATCCAACGAACCATTCATCAGATCCTGAATAATACATTCCACCCGCTGTTGCGGTAGGTGGAGCTCCCGTTACTGTCCCCAATACTACCATTTTATTATCAATTTTAAACATTAGAGCATCACTTGTATCATATACATCAAATCCACCACCCGTTGATTTCCAAATAAAATCTGAACCGGTTACGTTTAATGCTCCACCACTTTCATTCCAAGTGGTACTTCCATATGTAAATGCATCGGTTACAGCTAACGTATCTACGTTTGCCGTTCCATCTATGTACAAATCTTGCCATTCTTTCGCTCCACTCCCTAAATCGTATGTATCATCTGAGTCTGGAAGTAAACTTCCACTAAAATCAGCCTGTATCGAAATAGTATCCTCTGCTACATTATCACCAATTTGAATATTTCCTGTTAATTTCATATTAGACGCAGTAACATTACCTCTTATATCAAGTCCTGTTGCTAATGTAGTTCCAGTATATTGATATACCGTCATATAAAGATATTGACTATTAGTTGGATCAACTTCTGAACTCTTAAACTGGACAATCCCTGTCTTATAATCAAACTCGTAATCATTAGTAGAAACTATATCATCTCCATCTAATGAACCAGTCTGTAAACTATGACTGACCGTAGACGATTTATATATTGCTGCTAAATATCCAGGAGTTGAATCTGCTGTTGTAGAAGTTGCCAAAGCAGATGTTGAATATTTTGGTGATACAAAACTTGTTTGTTGATCAGAACTAATTAACTGTGCACCAATTCCATCATTACTACCCGTTGGATTCAAAAAGAACCAAACTTCATTATTAGTATTTGATTTTGTTAATTTTTGTCTATACCAATACTTCATTACACTTGATCCAGAAACAGTATGTGTTGCACTAATTTGAGAACTTCCACTAAAAGGTAATCCCGAAGATGGTAAATACCCTGCTTGTGTATAAATCTCAGATGCTTGTAAATCAAGTACATTTGTAAATGATTCTTGTGCACTTGTAAGTGTATCGTGAGTATATCTACGTGATGCTAATAATCGACTGGATTTTGACCCTGAATCTATTGCTGCCATTTCTTATCTCTTAACTAAAGGTTAATGTGATAGATGTTACTGGAGATGGATCTCCCTTATATCTAACTATCACATATAATTGATTATCGTTACTATCCAAATACATTCCATCTGCATTTCTTATTGGTATAGTATATTCTGTACTACTTTTACTTCCACCACTATTTCCATATAAACTAATTGCAGTACTAAATGGATTTTTAAAATTATCTGCTGCCATATCTGCTTCAATCAAGTTACTTGTTAATTTTGTTGGATCATATATTCTTGCAACACCTAAAGAAGCATTATTACCACTTCCGTTACCAGAACTCTCAAATAATATAGTTGCTGCTACACTATCTGAAGTTGTTGCTGCCCAATTAACTAATGTCTTACCAACATCAAGAGTCATACTTGAATATGTACTTCCAGGTGTTTGGAATCTTCTGATATAATATTTGTATGCTCCACTACCAAAATCCTCTGGAAACCAATATCCATAATCACCACCTGGTTCTACCAAATATCCAGGTTTTACTTGTAAATCATAATCACCTAAAACTGCATCTCCTTCATCATTTGTTTTAAAACTATCGGTTGTAAAATATGCTCCCCCAAATGATTGAACGTTATCTGCCAATACTATTCTAAAATCTTCACCTGTAAATGTTTCTGTTAAATCTTGTAAAGTATTTGTATCATATCCTTGTGCTCTACTATAAATAGCCATACTTCCACTTGCTGCTACTTGTCCAAATGCAGTTGCGTCATAAAAATTTTGTGCTGCAGTTGTATCATTTACAGAAGTATTTTTCCAATTCTTACCCGCTGCTCTTAATGCTAATGTATAATTCAAATCTTCTTGGGTTGAACGGGCAGAAACTACATTATTATAATTTGAATCCAAAGACATAGATAAAGAAGATGAACAAACTGCTATATCAGTTATATGTGGAATATCATTATCAGCTCTTTGTGTAGCCTTATCTGATGAAAATACTCCTCTTTTTAATCCACTTGTAACTGCTGTAGCAACACCATTAGAATCAATAGTAACCGTAGATGTACTCAATGTTGATGCACCAATGGTTTCCCAATTATCTGTTGATGTAGTATTCTGTAAAACAGTTGTTGCGTAATTATAACCTGGATCAAAACTCTTACTCACTTCTGAATAAAAATCATAATTAATTAAAGTAGTTAATAAATAAGGTGCTCCACTCAATGACCTTGATGTTGCTGTAAATCCAGTTCTATTTAAACTACTTGTTACTACTGCAGTAGGATGACTTGTTGTAATGTCCTCTGTTATATTATAATATAAATAAAATCTTGTTGCCGAATCACTACCATTCTTAAACACATAATCTGATTGAGAACCTGACTTTAATCCTACTTTAATATCATGTGTTGCGTAATATCCACTTGCAGAGATATTCGTTGCACTTGTTGCACCCCCAGTATAAAATCTACCACTAATTGATCCCGCTACACTATTAAAATCTCCATCTTGATATGCTGCAGGTATAACTGCTGGATTAGCAGATTCAATTTTTGCTAATACTAACCCATTTGAAGTTCCGAAACTTGCTTGAGAATAATCTACTAAAGATTCAGTTGTAAAAGATGAATTTTCATCTGGCGTAGCATCTGCGTAATTATCACTAAATGAATGGGATGCTAATACTCTTACATACATAGACTGTGCGGCTCCACTTGATAATGGACCCATTCCAAGATAAGTAGAAGTACTATAAACTGTACTTCCACCGGCTACATTTGCAGTAACTGTATGTGAATTTGTTCCGTGTGTTGCTTGGGTTTGTATTGTTGATGGAAGTCTTGATGCATAACTTCCATTAAATGGATTTGTTCCCGTGTCGTTTCCAAAAGTACCTAAATCGCTTGCCTGTACCCAAGTCTTTAATACCAAATAATCTTGTAACGCTTTATAAGAAGCTGTAGTACTCATATCTATAAATGCAGATGAAGTCCAATGACATGACAATTTTGCATTTTCATAAGTTGAACCCAATACTCCATCTAACAATGAACCTTTACTCGTTGTTGAACCTTGTGTATGAGTTGTAGAAAGTGTATTCCAATAATTAATATTTGCAGTTGGAGATGCTGTATCTATTGAATGACTAATTATTCCAGCCATAAATCTTAAAATTTCACTTACATGAGTTGTTTCATCAAAATTATTAAAATAACTTCCAACTAAACCACTCCCCCAATTGTTAGAAGTAGGATACCCATTTGTTATATTGTTTGCAGTTATAGTTGTTGAAGTATTCGGTGCACTTGTTGCAGTAATTGAACCAGATACATTTATACTACCAGTCATTTCATGTACATTAGTAGACTGTAAAACTAATTTATTTTGTGCATCTGCTGTTCCATCTACTCTCATTTTAATGGCTGAACTGGCGTTATTTGCATCTGAATCTGCTGCGATGGAAAGTACATTATCTTTTGTTTCAGTAGAACCAACTGGAACCCAATCAGTACCACTATAAACTTTCATTAAATTATCAGTTAAGTTAAAATATGTCATTCCCTTTTCGGTTGTACCTGATACAGTTGGGTCAGATGACGCAGACGGTAACAACATTCCTGCTTTACCATCTAACAGTACAGTAAGAGAAGAACTTGGATGCATAGTTCCAGTTTGTCCAATTAATGCACGTTCTGTATATAAATCATTCCATCTTTTAGAAGTACTTCCCAAATCATAAGTAACATTTGCATTTGGAATTAAATTAGAAGTTAAATCTGCTGATATTGATAATGAATCTGTATCTGCATCTCCAATAGTTAAATTACCACCTATAAAGGCGTTTCCTACAATGTGAAGTTTAGAACCACTAATAGTTGAACCACTAACATTACCACCACCAAAACCAATTCCACTTGAATCTGCTGTTAGTGTTTGTAAAACTGAATTATCTGATGGATCTATAAATTTTATTGAACCACTTGAAACATAAATATCTTTCCATGAAAGTGCGGCACTACCTAAATCAAACGAAGCCTCGTCAGTTGGTAAGAATGAACTACTTATATTTACTTTATTTATAGATTGGGTTACATGCCAAACTACAGTAGCGTTTTCATTACCAAATCCTTGGGGTACGTGTAAATCAGCTCCTGTTAAACTACTATGTGTTTTTGCCATTTATATACTCCTAACCGATTACTACCTGTTCGCCACTTTCATCAACGATAGGTACAAAAGTTAAAAAATCTGGAGATTGTCCAGTACTTCCTAATCTATCAATTACCATCTTTTCCACTAATACAGGAATAGATAATCCTTTTTCTTTAATCGCCCCATCAACTGAAAGTGAACCAGTTACTTCTCCACCACCACTTTTTATGGTAACTTTACTATCAAATCTATTTAAACCAATATATGATAATGTTCCTGCCATTAGGTAATCTCCAAAATACTTGCAAATACATCAATATCTCCGTCTGCTGATGCTTGTGTTTCTAAAATATCCCCCGCTCCCAAATTAATTGGTTTTTCAATTATTACAGTAGAATCTGCGGGAACTTCTACTGTCTTTAATATATATGTTCGATGGTCAAAATTAGCACTTCCACTTATACTTAAATTAATAGTTGCTGCACTTGTACCATCTACATTACTTAAATACATAGCGTGTACTACTGCACTAGTTCCACCTGGACAAGTATACAGTGGATTTATAGTTGTATTTGACCCCGTTGCTGCATTTTTAAATGTATTAGCCACTCTTTATCCTCCAAACACTATACTAAACACAACTGAGTTAGGGTCTGTTGCTTCTACATTAGTTACCTTACTACCATCACCTTTAAAATAAGAAGCCGTTACTGCTCCTGTTAATTCTACTGACCCCGTTGTTTGTGAATCTGTTGTTAATATTGTCTGAACGGAAGGAGAACCATCATTTTTTTCAAAATAAACTTTACCATCAACCGTATTCATAGCAAGTTCACCCAACTCCAAATCAGAAGTTGTGGGAACTTTTTCAGCAACTGAACTACGTTTTAATTTTACAGTTTGTGCCATATGGCGTATCCTCTGATAATATCTATTATCACTATGTTACAGGGTATATACCCCAAAAAATCTTTAGAAACTTCCCCCATCAATTACTGAACTGATAGTTAAATTTCCATTACTTGTATTATATCCAACCAAACCAGTAGTTACTGCTTGTGTATCTGCTGATGCTAAATATCCAAGTTGTGTATTACTATCATTTCTAAACGATACTAAACTTGCAGATGCGGCTGCTACACTTGCTCCTGCACTTATATAAACTGAACCCGTTACTTCTAAACTTGCTTGTGCATCAACTCTTGCTTGAAAATCTGCTATTCCTTGAACATCAAGTGTTCCATCAATATCTGTTACATCAAGATTAGCAGTTCCATTTACATCTATATCACCTTCTAAATCTGCATTTCCTTGCAACCATAAATTTTTATATCTTGTACCAGTTGCACCTAAATCATCTCCATTAGTTGTTGATGGTTGTAATGTACCTTTAGTTACAATTAATGTAGAAGCACCTAAATCTATATAGGTATTTGCATCTATTCCCTGTAACTGATCAATTGATGTTAAATCAACATCACCAAAATCTACTGTAGAACCATCATCAGTAATATTTGATGACGCGTCTATCCGTGAACCATCTGATATAAGAACTTTATTATCATTTCCACTAAGTTCTGTTGCAGTAGCAAGTTCAGGAAGTCTATATTCTGATCCAGATATTCCACCCATCCAATAATTATTGACAGTATCCCATACTATTGATCCAGTTTGGTTACCCGTTGCATCTTTAACATGAAGTCCACCATAAGTAACAGGAGTTCCATTAACTTGTATAATATTATCACCAATATCTACAATAGAACTTGAAATAGTTGTCTGTGTGCCGTTTACGGTAAGATTGCCACTAATTGTTGCGTTTCCTGTAACATCTATACCAGTTGCACTTACACTAAGAATCTCTGAATTACCTATATGAGTATTTACCTCGTTGGCAGTTCCAAAAGTAACATATTCTTCAGTTGCTGCTGTACCAACTTTAAGAGAAGTATTATATACAGAAGTAATAGCTGTTTGTGCTGGTGTTATACTTAATGTACTTCCATTACCACCACTAATACCAGTTCCTTGAGTTGCAAGTCTTAAATTTTCTGACGAGTCATCTTCTAAACCTGTTCCTGCGAAGTCACTAACATCTACTGCCATTACCGCGGCCGCGGCTTGTAATCCATCACCTGCAAATAAGGTAGCTACATCATCAACTGATTCTAATTGTTCATTAGCACCATCACTATCTAATACTAAGAATTTATCACCACTTGCAATTTGTACATCTGAAAATTCTGAAATATCTATCGCGAAGGTTCTACTTGCGGCTATTGTACCACCACCACTTAAACCAGCACCTGCAGTTAGTGTTACTCCTGAATGGTCAATGTGTTCATTTGCTACAAAACCACTTAAATTATCATGAACAATATCTCCATCAGTAGTTGTTATCTCATTAGCGTTTGCAGTTATACCTGTTCCACCAATTA